GTCTCCTACTTCTCCTGTCTCAACAGTACAGTTCAGTAAGGTGCCGCTGTTCAAAGCATCAAAGAGTGTCTTAGGCGTTTCGTTGTCGTTTACGGTGCCGTCCTCATTGTAAAGAGCGTCGACAGAACAGGTTCCTGATTTTTGCCCGGGCGCACTTTCTGCCCAACCGGCACCCGGCGCGTCTTTGTGAATTACCTCTCGGGTCTCCCGAGTTATGGACAACGTGCAAGAAGTCGCGTATGCGATAGGGACTGCGCCGACAAAAAGGCGCAAATTAGTGCCGTTAATTACTCCAGTAGAAGCCATTTTCTTTTAAGTTTTGCCCACCTTGACTCCTTATGCATGTCATTTGATTTTTCGGAATCATCTACAGGGCTGTTTACAAATACGCCATCGTCTGGCAGCTGCACCTCCTTGTTTTTAGGGGGCGGATTACTTTTGCTGTATGCTGGGCCCGCAGGGCCCTGGGCTTCGACCGGTACTATCATTACGTACCCTTGCTCCGCTTTTTGTCGGGCGTAGCGTGAAGCTAAATCTAGGATTTGCCCTTCTTTAGCTGTCATCCCTTGCGGTAATATCGTAAAGGTACGTAAAACTTTTACTTTCATCTAATCAGTCTTATGGTGTAAGTCTGTTGGGTCACAAAAAATCCATAACCCTCAACCAAATCATTATCATTTTGATCCAAAAATCTTATTTTATCTACTGACACCGTGTTAACTGTGCCGGTAAAAAAATCTAGAATTTCGCGACATCGACCTGCCAAAGTCATGCTGTCCTCGTAGGATTTAGTGTAAAAAGTCAGCTCCATTGTCACTGTGTCCATCGGGGATTTTACGTCTTTAAGCAAAGTAGGATCCTGGCTTAAATGCCGATATACCATAGCTGGGAAAGCGTCTTTTTGCGGGATCTGTACTGGGAATATTTTATTGCCTAATATGCCCTGTATAGTAGCATCTGGAGATAAAAGCCCATGTACCAACTTTCCTGTGCTCATTATTACAAGTTGTGTCTCCGCGCAGCTTCGCGCTTTAATTTATCCACTTCTTTCTTTATAAAGCTCCTGACGCGCCCTTCTTGGGAGACCAGCGCCGGGGCCATGACCCTGTCCCTGAAAGCTTTCGCCGAACCGAAAATCATCTGAGCGTAGAACGCATTTACATTTTGGCGGTTGCGGCCATACTCTTTAGCTCTAGGCCTGCGGAGAAACCGGGGCCCGACTACAGCTCGGATAGCTTGCTTAAGGCTAAGTACGCGGATCGACAACTGCAAGTTCCCAGGGTTGTATTTCGTCCTAAAATTCAAAGCTGAGCCTCGTTTAGCTCGACGGTTCTTTTTGATCTTAGGTGTGTGGTAAACATAATGCACCTTGTCGTGCCTAGGGGCTCGAGCTGAAGCAGCAAACGCTACAAATTTACCGGCTCTTTTGTTTATATCTTCCCGGGCCTTGTCGTCAGAAATGTCGTCCAACGCTTTATTTAAGCGCTTAGTGACCCTTTCAATGTCTTGGTTCAGGCTCATCCGCTAAAATTCTACGTTTGGTTCATCCATCAAGCACTCTAAAAGCATGTACCTCCGTTTCTGATCGGGCAACACTGAAATTATGTTACATTCCACACCTTTATGTACAACCCTCCATTCGTTGTTAATCTCCTTGTTGAACCGAATAAAGACCTGAACATTAGTCTGGGCAGTCACCCGGGTATCTTTAACGTACTCAGAAGAGTTAGTCGTTTTGTAGTCCACGTTAGCCCAGACTGGGTCTTGAGCTTGGTAGCTTTTAACAGGCTCTCCATACTCATTCTGAGTGTATAAAGGTTTCCAAAACTGCACTCTTTGGTTCAGAGCGCCTATCGTCTCGTTTTTATTGAAGTACTTTTTGTGCATCACCGAAAGCTTTGCAGACGATATTGCATCAACGTTTTCACTGAAGCCGTAGGTATCCCTCTTGCACTATCTGTCCGGTTGTCATATAAATCTGCGATCATCAGCAGAATGGCGCTTTTTATGCCATCTGGAATGTCCGATGGCGTCGCAAACCCCACTTGATACGTTATCTTCACCGAGTCTATGCGACTCGTTGTCTCCGGCCAAGAATTACCCGCCAAAGGAGCAATCACTGGTAGGCCTCGATCTGAATCTAGCACGGAGTATTGATCAGCAGAAACGGTCTGCTCGATGTTATCCTTATCAAAATAAGTGATGCTTGATACAGATATCAAAGGCCCCTTTTTAAGCACGATAGCGCGGTCAGGGTTTAGTCTAGCGTACGCCGGAAAACTGTAGATCTTCTCTTCATAAGTTTGAGGCAGGAGCCCCATGTTCAATAGCTCTTCGGCTTCAGACCGGCGCATTTTTTGAATCGACTCGATAAGCGAATCTTCCTCGCTACCGTCAACCCTCAAATACATCTTCAGGAAGGTCAAATCGAAAAGCTCCACCGCCGGAGGCGTCACCAGTTTTAGCGTCCCGGGCAAAGGGGCTTTAGTGTTGTCTGAAGCCCTAGACTCAAGATAGTCTTTATATGAAGAGTTAGCCATTTACTCGGTTTTTCCAGCTGGTTTAGCTTTTTTACGCCCTGTAGCTTTTACAGCGCTGGTTTTATTTTTCGAGCCTGTGTCCGCCGCGACTCTTTCTTCTAGTTCCAGCGTGGCGTAATCGTGCTCAAGCAAACGCTTTGCGATATCCTCAGCTACTTCGCCGATTTGCCCTACTTGGTATCCTAGTTTAGCGAAAGAAACCGGAGACTTAAGGAAACGCACTTTTATGTTCTTTGCCATAATGTTGTGTTTTTTTTAAAGAGGTGGGCCCCATATGAACAGGGGCCCTTTAAACCTCAGTAACCAAATCGCTGTGCTCAAAAGTTTACACTACCGCGTCTACGATAGCGCTGAAGCTTTCAGGATGACGCAGAGCGATATCCCACCAGGTATTGGCGGTCAGTTCGATCTGGCCTTCTTTTTTCAAGCTGTATGGGTCTACGACAAGATCCAAACCGCCCCACTGACCAATCATCAACTCTTCAAAGTTGCCGAAGATCAAAGAGTGCAGGTTGGTGCCGGTGCCTTTGGTCAGGTTGTCTGGCATCAGAGTAGTTACCATCGCACGGTAACTGTTAAGCTCTCCTGCGCGAGGTTGATCTTGCTGCGCTGGGGCTGGGCCGTCGCTCCAAATGAATTGACCGGATCCCGCATCTTTTGTGGTGGTCTTCAAAGCGCCGCGAACGCCAGGTGTAGTAATATACCCCAGTCGGCCGAAATCTGCGTTCTGAGTAGCCACTGCCGACTCCATCTCGACGATGTGACTCCAGGTCAGGGCTCCGCCGTTGGTGCCGATGGCAACCGAATTGACTCCTGCGATATTCAGAATACCGTCAGGCTGATTGGCGATGGCGCTGCTGTCTCCTGAAATGGCTGCTGTATCCAAAGCTTCAGCAATAGCCCGCTCGAGCTGGCGCCGGACGAAGGCTTCCACGTCGATGGAAGACTGGACAATCAGCTGCTTGGACAAAGGGGTGTTGGCTCCAAGCCGGTGAGGGCGCATCTGAACGCGATCAAAAGTCGGTTCGGAATCCGCGTTCGCGTCTGTCTCCCCTTCCCAAGTGGCGGACGTGACCGCGTCATTGCGAGGGAAATCGATGTTGCTCGACAAACCTGTGAACGTGGTGGCGCCCATGGCTTCAACAGTCAGTCGCGGGCGGAGAAAAGGGATCAGGCCTCGAAGCTCGGTGTCCACAGTGAAACCGCCAGCAGTGTCCGTACCTACCACTAGGTTACGCTTTTGCTCCTCGCTGCGCTCACCGAATTGAAGGAAAAAAGACGGCATGGCCACACCGGCGATATCGGTAATGTTGGCAGCTCGGGCTTCCCGGACAGCTTCATCGTGCATTTCTTTTTCCAGCCCGTCCAGGCGTACAGAAGAATTGGGCAACTGAGATCGTACAGCTTTCATGAAGCTGTACTGTTTCGCTGCACGAGTCTCCTCGTCGTCTTTCTTCACATACCGGCGGCGATCAGCCGTGCTGCGCTGCTTAGCTTCCAGATTTGCGGCACGGCGCTGCTCAATAGCTTTGGCCGTATCGATCTCCTTTTCGAGACCTGCCATTTCGGTGTTAAGCTCTACCATCCGGGCTTTCTGCTCGGCCGTAAAGTCCGATTCGGAATCTTCTGCTTGTGCATAGATCCCGTCAAACTCTTCCTGGGCCTTAGCGTAGCGCTCTTGTAGGCTTTCAAGATGTTTCATTGTATCTAAATATTTTGGCATTAAAAATAAGGAGGGCTACGCCTTCCGTAAGTTGTTTACAAATTTCCGCCGTTTGTGGGCGGCGATGGCCTGGGCGACACTCTTATCTGGCTCCAAGCTAGGCTCGATGTCAGATTCTTGCTGAGGATGCCCTGAGCTGCGGTGCCGCATAGACAAAAAATTCTGCGTTTGCTCCAGCAGCGCAGACCGGCGCTCGCTGGTAGTAGCTGGGTAAGCTGGACTTGTAACTGGCCCCATCTCGAATACTTTTGTGATGCGCTTTGGGGTAGCTTCGATTGACCCGTCTGCGCGTTCTTTAAATTCGTACCCGGCATCTGCATCCATCAAAAAATAGAAGCTGCTGCCGGTAACGTTTCCAACTCGTAAATTCTCCATCAAATCCGTCGAATAGGATGTTTTAGAAGGCTTTACCTTGTAGTACACGCCTGTGTCGTCCACGCGCACCTCCATAGTGCCGTTAGAAGTTCTGCCTAGGATGTAGTCATAGTTGTGGTTAAAGGTTGCAACCAAATCGGACATGTCGGTATCGCGCATGCACTCGGGGCTAATGCGCTCTACAACTTTGACTTTTTCTCCAGACGGGCCTTGAACATACATAGGTGTGCTGTCAGACTGAAAAACAATACCGTAGCCCTCGATAGAACCTTCCTCTGAACTCAAGCTCATGGAAGATGCTTCAAAATTACTAGCCCTTAATCCTCGGCTGTCCGAGGCGCTTGGCGCGGAGAACTTAGAACTGTCCTCTTTCGTAAGCTGCAAATT